CATCTAAGGCGCTAAGGGAACATGAGAAAGAGTTGAAGGATATTCTTTTCTACTCAGGCAATGCGCCAGTGTGGGAGGAAATGATGGCAGAGCGCACTAGGATGATTAAAGAGCGCAACACGATGGAAAGAGAAGAGTCAGAAAGAAAGCAGAAGGACAAAGAAGTGAAAGTAGCGATTATCATGAACACACTCTGGATTTCAGGTGCGTCAGCTATCGTTGTTCCACTGGTTAGCATCACGTTTCACATTATCACAAATAGGGGTTTTTGATGATTCCAATTATTGGCGCATTGTTGAGTACGCTTGCTGAAAGCGGTCTTGGGCTTCTGTCTTCTGCTATTCAAGCAAAAGGCAAGGAAGTTGTGGAGAACACATTGGGAGTCAAGATTCCCGATAATCCCACTCCTGCCGATGTTGAAAAACTGCGAGAGTTGCAGTACCACCATGAAGAGCGCCTGATTGAGTTGGGAATCGAGAAAGCTAAACTAGAACAAGCAGAGATGGAGTTGCTGGCAAAGGCAGCACAGAACGATGCTGACAACATTACAGACCGTTGGCAAGCAGATATGGCTTCTGATTCTTGGTTATCCAAGAACATTCGGCCTATGTCTCTAATTGCCATCTTTTGCGGCTACTTCCTGTTTGCCATGATGTCTGCATATGGACTCAACGCTAATGAGTCCTATGTGACCTTGTTGGGGAACTGGGGTATGCTAATCATGGGCGCATACTTTGGCGGGCGCACTGTGGAGAAACTTGCTGAAATGAGGAGCAACAAATGAAATCAAAACTTACATTTATCGTTACCTTAATGGTGAGTTGCACTCTGTGCGTTGTCATCTTGGCAATGGTGGCTAACATGATGCATGGTCTATTCGACCCCAATGTCAACCAGGAAGAAATCTTCAAGCTAATAAGCCCAGCATTTCAGACCATTGTCGGTGGATTTATCGGTCTGTTGGCTGGTGTAAAACTTACCAATGAGGACGCACCAAAATGAGCATCTTCATTCCCGTCTTGTACATTTGTATGAACGCGCACTGCGAGTTCTTGCAGCAGCTTACCCACTACACCGACAGGCAGAAATGCATGGCAGCAGTACAGGAAAAGAAGCAAGAATTCATCCATATGGGCGCAACGGTGGACGCAACTTGCATTGATTTAATTGTTCAAAAAAGGGGTTTGTATGAGTCTTAGTCAAGAACAAGCAGCATTCCTGCTGGATATGTGCAAGCTGATTCAGCACGCCACAGAACAGGGGTTTATGGTCACTGGTGGAGAGTTGGCGCGTACACCTGAACAGCAGGCCATATATGTCAAAACAGGTCGGTCTAAGACGATGAACAGCATTCACTTGAAACGCTGTGCAATGGACTTAAACTTCTTCCGTGATGGGAAAATTATTTGGGACAAAGTTATCCTAGCTCCAGTTGGGGCTTACTGGGAAACCCTACATCCTAAAAATAGATGGGGAGGAAACTTTAAGTCTTTGCTTGATTGTCCTCACTTTGAGCGCAACGTATAGTCATGTGCATATTGATGCAATAGATGTGTGTTAGATTCCGCGCAACTTTGCGGAGTCATCATGCAAGCTAAAGTTTCGCGTCAAGAGTTCATCAATGTTTGGAACCGTTATGGTTCTGCTGCTAAAGTTGCAGAATATTTAGACATCACGGAACGGTTGGTTCACCGCCGTAGACGCAGGATAGAAAAAGACCTAAACCAGCCGCTTGTCAGCATTGATGAGCGAGGAAAAGCATATGCTCACATTCAGCCAATCAAAACGTCTCTCAATCGAGTCGAACTTGGCATCCTTGACCAGACCATAATCGTCTTCTCTGACGCACACTTCTGGCCTGGAGAATATACAACTGCTTACAAGGGTTTGCTGTGGGCAATCAAAGAGCTAAAGCCTCATGCAGTCATCAGCAACGGTGATGCCTTTGATGGGGCTACGGTTAGCCGCCACGACCCTTTAGGATGGTCAAAGACTCCTAGCGTTATCGAAGAGTTAAAAGCAGTTCAGGCTCATCTTGGTGAGATTGAGGAAGTAGCCAAAGCAGCACGACACAATGTAAAGCTGTTGTTTACATGGGGCAATCACGATACACGCTTTGCCAACAAATTAGCATCACAAGCTCCTCAGTACAAAGAAGTACATGGATTTAAGTTGGAAGACCATTTACCAGCATGGGAATTTGCATGGTCTATTTGGCCTACAAAAGACTGCGTTATAAAGCATCGTTATAAGTCTGGAATTCATGCGGCTCACAACAATACTGTAGGCGCTGGAATTAACATTGTTACAGGCCATCTTCATTCTCTCAAAGTAACGCCATACGCTGACTACAACGGCAATAGATACGGTGTAGATACGGGGACTCTTGCAGAACCTTATGGGCCTCAATTTGATTACGGAGAAGGGAACCCATTAAACCACAGGTCGGGTTTTGCCGTGTTGACATTCAAGGATGGTAAGCTTTTATGGCCTGAGCTAGTTCACAAATGGAGTGACACTCAGGTTGAGTTTCGAGGAAAAGTTATCAATCTTTAGGAGTTACCATGTATCAGTTTGAAATGCTAATCGAGTCAGGTTCTATCACCATTGACACTGACGATATGAACGTCATCAAAATCATCCAGGACGCAGCCGCTTACTACGAAGCAAACGGCTGGGAAGTCGTGGAAGACATCGAAGAAGACGAAGAAGAAATCGAAGAGGACGATGAGTCCGAAGACGACTGGGAAGAAGACGAAGAAGCTTAATCGGGGTAAATCATAGCCAGAGCATCATTCAATGATGCCTGGATTTTAGACACGACTTGCTCAAAAGGCAGGTCGTGTTTTCTATGTTGACGCAGTATTTCGTTTATCTCATGCAGAGTCTGCCAAGCATAGCCTGAGTGGATAGCTTTAATGGCCTCTTCTTCGTCATTGAATGTGGCGTTAATTTTCATATTCATTCCTTAGTCTTTCTGTTGTTTGGTTTAGGGCAATTTTCAGGCACATTAGCTACACACCAAACAGCTTCTGGCGGCTTTTGATGTTTGCCAAGCATCCACCTATCAATGTAGCAATCTGCCATCTTTTTAAGGCATGTACGTACAACCCGTGAATCAATAAACGTCTTTGTACAGATTTCTGAGACTGTCAAGCCATCGGGGAAGTTATGCAGCAATCCCCGAATAATTGGCGTTTTTGGTGCATGGGGAACATTCTCAAAACTCATTGCTCCCCCTTTAGCTTAACTTCCACTTCTTCCGAAGCGCCGATGTGGTACACATTTCCTTGCTCATCTGTACACACACTGTACATACCGTCGATGTGGTGAAACTTTAGCTCCAGTCCATCGTTGAGCACGATTGTGCTATTTTTTGGTACGTTGTATAGTTTCATTTTTGACCGCCATTTCGTTTAATGCAATGTCTACTTCAGCCTGCGCCGCCATTCCATCCTCATGCCCACGGGCATAACTGTTCTGCTCCATAGCAATAAGCTGGTTGATTAGGCGCTGCTGTATCTCGCAGATGCGCGTTAGGCTATCCAATGCTAAGTCACGTTTGCTCATGTGTTTTTCTCCTTGATTTTGGATTCAATTAAACGGGCAAAACGAATAACTGTTTCTTCGTCTGCGCCCGCCGCGCTTTGGAATAGTTCTTCAATCTCATCTAACGTCAGCCCCACCCATTCGCGCTTTGGTGGGGTGATGGAATCGCGTGATGGGTATATGTGACCACGCTCACATAAGTCATTACCATTGAGCCGTCTTTCCCGACTTACGCCCTTTGCTCTGCACAAAGGACAGTGTCCATACATTGCCACAGGCTCCTGCGCTGGCTCCTCAAGGTACACGCTTGCTGGGTCAATGCGCTCACCATTCTTTGACCACGATGTGTTGTACATAGCGCGGTCTTCATGCATCTTCTTGTACACCTCATCAAAGTAGGAATTGATTTTGTCCATTGCTGCTTGGCGCTTGGCTGGAAAGCCACCGCCCCACATGCCCTGCCTACGGGTTAAATCGTCAAACGCTTCGTCTTCAAGTGTTTTCATAGCAGTAACCCCCATACAATGCCGCCAACAATAGCGACAAACAACACAAAGAAAAATATAGCAATTAGAACGGTTGCTATGCTAACGAATAAGTCGCCGCCCGCATCAGTATCTTCATCATTCATGCCTCCTCCTTTAGTTCATTTAATGTAGATGTCAATCGTTCGATTCGGTCAATGTTGTATTGCACTACGCTTCTTGCGTAGTCCTGGGCGCTTTCAGCCTCTAATTTAGACCGATGTGCCTCTACCAATTCTTTGACCACCAATTCAATAAGGCTTGGTGTTTGTAGAAGTTTTTTGATTAAGTTAATCATTTGCATTCCTTCGTAAATGCGGAAACCCATATGCCGCATTTAGGCTGATAGGTGGCGTACCCCAAATAAAACCCTGCTGCAATGATGCTGGCGCATAAGCCAACAAGGGCAAAAAAGTCTAAGACATATTTCATGTTTCATCCTTCAAAAACACGCCATTGGCAAGCAATGTGCCTTTGCGGTCTTTAATTTCCCCATAAGCACAATCCATACAGTCAACTAGGTTGATGTCCTGTAAAGCGCAGTAAACAATAAGGCAGACCATTACATCACCCACGCCATCAGCAATCTTTTCAGGCTGCTTCTTGATAGTGGCATCTGCAAGCTCTCCAAGCTCACTTACGGCCTTCAAAAGCTGCGTCTGAGGGTCGCTGTTAGGAATGATTTTCCTAGCCTCTGCCCAACGCACAATACTCATCTCTAAATCTGCATAAGTAGCCATAAATTATTCCTAAAAGGTGGGAGGTACTAACTCAGGCGGCAACTGCGAATCGATACCCTTGCTTTCCCTCCCGAAAATCAATTAATTAAAAATTTAGCCTAAAAAGGAATATCGTCGTCCATGTCCTTGGGAAAGCCATCATCCTTCGGAAAGCCATCTTTGGCCTTTGGAGTGTTGAGATAAGCCCAGCCATTCCAACCGCCCTCAATCACAGGAATGGAGTCCAGCTTCAACTGCTTTCCATTCTTTGTCTCTATGATGCTACCAATCTTTTGGTAGTTGTTTTTCTCAACACCATCTTTGGTGTACTTGCCGTTCACTACTGTCACATCGTATAGCTTTGCCATTGTTAACCCTTTGAAAGTTCAGATTGCTTTTTGATTGCGCTGCGGGTCTTGCTGTCAAGCATCCCCCACAGTGCTACTTTTTCCTCAGCATCAACGATGCCTTGGTATTCACCAAGAGCGCCAACAACATCATCTGCTGCCATGCGGTCATTGATTGCTTGTGCCACTACAGTAAGCGTGTTTGTACGCCCTGGTGACACCAATTCAGTCTTAGCTGCTGTAATGCGAGGGCCGCGACTTGCTGCATTGCCATCGTCATCTTCAGGAGCTATCCCACAAGCCGCCATGAGGCTGTAGCGCCGTGCATAGGTCAGTGCGCTGCCATACCCCTGCGGGTCTTGTTTGCCTGCTGGAACGTGCAATTTGCCGCACTCCAGAATCTCGCCAGACTCATGGATGAAAACAGTCTCCACTGTCACGCCTGTGCTGTCCTCGCTAGTGCGCTGCACCAATGCAATCCCTGCGTTGTTGAGGCTGTCAATGACTGCTTCGATGCAGCCCGACAAGTCCACATATTTGCTGCGGAAATGTGGGTTTGTCGATGTCTTGAGCGCAGGGCCAAAAGCCTTTTGCGCCTTGACCAGTGCTGTTGCTATTTCTTTCATTTTGCGTCCTTATAAATTAGATTCAATTGTTGCTTGTGCCACTCAATGCGCTCATCTTGGATTTCTATCCATCGGCAAAGCTGCTTCACATAGATTTCCAAATAGAGGGAAGGGTTATGGCTGCTTTTGCAATAGTCAATGATTTCTTGGGCATCGAATGATGTGGTCATTGCTTACGCTCCCACAGGATTTCCTGCTGGAGCTTCTTTAGCTCGTCACTGTTGTACTGAGCCTCATGGCACAGACCACGGATGTGGGCTTGCAGCACTCCGACTTGGTAGGCCAGCCTGTCTGCTGGGTCTTTTGCACCGTAGCGCTGTGCAGCTTCTTCTGCGTCCGCAATGATGCGGTCAGCTTCTTTATTCGCAGTCATCTTCGAGCCTTTCGGAAATTTTGTTGGTTATGTGCTCACGGGTTGAATCGCTTAAGTAGTCAATCCACTCAAGTCCTGCATGGCAAACAGAAAAGACTACCAAGGTGTTCATCTCCGTGTCCCATTCGTATTCCACGCTGAGAAAGGTAGGTTGTCCATTGCCAAGACTGTCCCATTTGATTTCGCGGATGTTTGTGTGTACAGTCATTTTCCTGCTCCTTCGTATTCATCCAGTTCGTTGTTCAGGATGTCTTCTTGGTCTTCAGGGTGGAGGTCGCCAAATGGCACGAAATGGTTCTCTTGGCAGCAGTGGTACTTGCTTCCTTGCGGCTCATAGCAATAGCAGCAAAACGTAGTGCTTTCCAACTCTTTCCTGACTAATTCTCTGAATGAAACGTGTGTCATAAAAAACCTTTCTGGTCAATAAAGCCGCTTGCGGAGTGCTTGCGGTGACGACATCTTATCGCAGCTTTCCAGCCTTTTTTGAACTATTTACTAGGGGTTTTCCCTAGTTACAAAGGCAAAAAATCATGTTAGGCTTGTAGGATGACTATGGATGAATTAGAGCTTCAAAGCGCAGAAATCCTGCTATGCCAAGCTATTGAACTGGTTGGTGAGTACAACATTGCTGATGACCTGGACGCTGCCACAATTGCCCTGCTGACTAGGGCGCTTGAGCTTGCGAAAGAATCGGTGTAGAATTTTGCGAAACCCGGCTAGGTACGAAGTCATGAGCGTATCGAAAAGCGAGCCTCCCCGCCTGCCGAAGTTTCCTTGTTAGTGGAGGCCAGTTGGAGATGCTTATGCACTATTTCCAGTTCCACATTGGGGACTACAAAAGCCATACCCATCACTTAACAGTGATTGAAGACATTGCCTACAGGCGGCTTTTAGACCACTACTACCTACACGAAGCGCCTATCAAACAGCGGGACATTGCCCGCCAGATTGGGATGCGCGACCATGAGCAGGAGGTTCTGAGCGTGCTCAATGAGTTTTTTGTAAGCACAGAAAATGGCTTTATCAATGACCGCGCCGATAGAGCAATAGCCGAATATCATGGCAAAAAAGAACAAGCGTCAAAGGCTGGTAAAGCGTCCGCTGAACGCCGGAGCAACGCCCGTTCAACGGACGTTCAACCAACCATAAACCAAGAACCATTAACCACTAACCATAAACCAAAGAATACAAAGACAGTCGCCCCGCCATTCGGCGTGACGGAATCTGTTTGGCAGGATTGGATAACTTTAAGGAAGTCGAAGAAAGCAGCAGTCACGCAGACCGCATTGGATGGCATAGAACGCGAAGCTAAGAAAGCAGGGGTCAGCCTACAGACAGCATTGGAGACCTGTTGTGCGAGAGGTTGGACAGGATTTAAGGCCGAATGGATGGAGGAAAAGCTCACTCCAGCACAGAAGGCGCAAAACAATATGCACCAGTTGACTCGCGGCCTATCAGCACCAAAGCCGTTTTGGGCTAAACCAGTGGAGGTGGACAATGACCGACTTTTGCAGTCCTGATTCAGGCTTTGATTACGTTTTTTCCAGACTGAATGCAATCTATGGCGCGACATTTCTCCGGCATTGGGACGGAATAGACCCGCAGATGATTCGCCAGGAATGGATAAATCAGCTTGGCATCTACTTGACCTACCGACCACGGATGGACTACGCAATCAATTGTTGCGATTCTAATTTCCCGCCTAGTGCGCTGAAGTTCAAGGAGCTGTGCGGCACTGGCCCGTCAATCCCGCATCCAACAGCCATTGAAAACAAACCCATAGTAAAACCCATGCCGCCAGAGATACGGGAGCAATTGGCTGCGCTCAGAAAGAAAATGAAAAACAATGTTTGACCAAGAGGAAATCCGCACCCGTGTTTTTGCTGACATGGTGCGCCTGTGCCGCCTGCCAGCCTGGAAGGAATGGGCATGGCAGGAAGTCAAGCGGATGGATGACGACGACTTATTCAGGGGCATAAAATTCCATGTTTTGAAGGAAATGAAAAGTGCTAAAAGTGCTGCCAATTAACAGTTTTGAAGTTGAGCCGTGGCTTTTACAAAAACATTACGCAAAAAGAATGTGCCCAATCTCTTATGCTTTTGGGTTATATGATGATGAAAAATTGGTTGGAGTTGTAACTTATGGAATTCCATCAAGCAGCGCATTAAGAATGGGCATTTGTGGTTCAGAGTACATTGATAGTGTTATTGAGTTAAATAGGCTTTGCTGTGATAGTCAGAAAAACATGGCTTCTTTGCTTGTCGGAAGGTCACTACAAATGCTTCCAAAACCGTTAATTGTTGTCAGTTATGCAGACACGGAGCAGGGCCATGTTGGATATGTTTATCAGGCTACAAATTTCATTTACACAGGGTTAAGCGCAAAGAGAACAGACTGGAAGATTAAAGGAATGGAGCATTTGCACGGCGCGACCATTGCCGATATGAGCAGGGGACAAGAAAACAGGGCAGATTGGATGCGGGGAAAATTTGGTGACGATTTTTATTTACAAGATAGGTCAAGAAAACATCGGTACATTTTTTTATTGGGGAACAAATATGAAAAGCAAACCATGCTGAAAGAATTGAAATACAAAATAGAGTCGTATCCAAAAGGTGAATCAAAAAGATATGACGCTGGCGGCGAAGTGCAAACCCAACAACTTTTATTTGCTTAATATGAGACGCGCAGCAAGGGTCGATGAAAACCAAAAAGAGATAGTGCAGGCATTACGGGATGCAGGCGCATATGTGTGGATTATTAACCTGCCCGTTGACCTGCTGGTGGGATACAAAAACTGGACTTTCCTCATGGAAGTTAAGACCGACTCTAAAAAGCGTTTTACGGGCCTACAAGCCGACTTTTTCCAAAACTGGAAGGGAGGCACATTGTGCAGGGTTGACAGCCCTAGAGCGGCCCTAGAGATGATTCGGGCGGTCGAATGAGGGCCATGAGAAGCGCAAGCGCAGCGCATGTCGATTTTGGGGATTTTGAGGGAATGATTGAATCAAACCCAAAACTTCTGCCAAGCGACATAGATATGATTATCGAGCGCAAGGGTAAGTTTTTCGTAGGCGAATGGAAACGCCAGGGCGAAAATTTAAGCCAAGGGCAAGAGATATTACTAAAAACGCTTGCAAAGCAATCACAATTTACCGTGTGTGTGATTATTGGCAATACTGATACTGAGACAGTTATTAGCTCAGTATTATGCATAAGTAAATCGGGCGAGTATAGAAAAATAGGCGCATCATTGGATGACCTGAAAGTGTTTATTAACCAATGGTATGAGTGGGCGAATGGTTAGACCTACGGAACCATCAGCAACGCATTTTCTTCGTAAACTGAAAACCGAAGAGAAAATGATTCTCTTGGCTGCGGGTAATGGCTGTACGACAAGGGGATTCAA